CATTTTGACAGCAGAATTAAGTGTGCCACTGGAGAAGTTTTTGGAGGGCTTTGAGCATGCGTATGGCGATGCGATGAAGGCCAAGAATGCAATGAAGGGACCATCTTATGATCACTAATGCCAACGATTTCATATCTGTTGATCGCATCAATCAGCGCTTAACGCCGTTTAACACTGGGAAGGTGCAGATTGGTTTGTTGTACCAACCACCGCCTCCTGAGATGACAGATTCTGAGGAGCTCATTCAATCCGTTTTGTTGGGTACGGGCTCGATTCACAATGAGCCGCCTTTGTGGCCCGTGATCCTTGGTTCTGCCGTTTTGGCTTGTCTTTTAATATATTTTGTGGGGTAAGGTTATGCAAAATTTGCATGAGTTTTTGTATGAATGTGATGAGTTGGGGCTTGACCTCAAATGCTTCTTTGAGTATGAGCCGGCGGAAGTTGGCTCGATTGAGCCCATGTCTGGGATGAAGTTGGAGCCGGACTACCCTGAGGTATGGACGTTGATATCGGTGTTCTTGCCTAACAGTCAGGTGGACTTGAGCGGGGTTTTGCATCCGGATGTGATTTCTCGGGTGGAGAGGGATGCTGCGACTTATTTTGAAGAGAAGAGGGAGGAGAAATATTATGACTGAGCAAAGAGAACTAGAAATCCTGCGGCCATATGTTGCTGCTTGTGGGGAGATGGTTACCAAGAATGCTGCGTTGGAAAAGCAATTGAAGGCCATAGACCGGCTGCTGCTTGAAGTGCTGATGGGTGACACCGATCCTATGCAGGCCATGATCAATCGTCAGAAGATAAAGGATCAATTTGATGACCAACATTGAAGACTACAAACCGCAGGTGGACCGGCCCAACTGCCACAAGTGCGTGAACCGTGATCCTTTGCCCATGACCCATCACATCCAGTGCTTGGAGCCTAAGGCTTTGATCTCTGGCAATGCGCGGGCAGCGCAGAAGGGTTGGTTCCATTGGCCGTGGAACTTTGACCCTATTTGGTTGGAAGAGTGCAGCAAGTATGAGGAGAAAGCGCCTGCACCTTACGAAAGCAGTATCGGGTACATGTTTGGAGATAAGAGATGACACAAGATGAAATCCTAGCGGCACTACGAGAAGTGGTGGCAGCAAATAATCAATACACAACATGGACTGTATCAACACCGCACTTGGTTGCTTTGGTCAACTTAGCCATTGAACGGGAGCGTGAGGCGTGTGCAAAGTTGTGTGAGAAATGGACACCAACAGATGCTGATGGAGTTTGTGATGTTGCTGATGCCATTCGAGAAAGGGGACAAGCATGACTAGGAAACAAAGAGCATATTTACACATCATCATTTTGCCGTTTGTTATTTCAGCGGCAGTTGAATTTTTGCCTGCGTGGCTGTATTGGCCTATTGCATTGATTGGTGGCATGGCATGGCTGGGTGCTTGGGTAATTTTGATGGAGAAGGAGAACAAATGATCGAAGACTACAAGCTAGAAAGATGGATTGAACGGGTTGTGTGGAAAAACCTAGCAATTGAAACGTTTGAGCAGTACGGAGATTGCCGCCTTGTTTATTACGCATTATTTAGACGAAGAGAATTATATGGAGACACAAATGACTAACGAAGACAGATTGGACCAACTTGCAATGGAGGCCATGTCGGCGGCCATTGTGAATAACGGCATACGTAACGTATACACCTTGGCACTGGATTCTTATATCCTTGCCACCGAGATGCTTAAGAGAAGGCAAGTGATCCTTGAGGCGCGGGTCATTGGCAAGTCTTCGCAATTCATTGAAGAACTGGAGCTTACGATGAGAACAAGCAACTGTTTAAAAGAGGCAAAAATCTATACGGTAGGCCAATTGGAACAGTGGACTAGGAATGAACTTTTGGGGCTGCCCAATTTAGGCAGGAAGAGCTTAAAAGAAGTTGAGGAGCAACTAGAAAAGATGGGCCTGAAGTTAAGGGTCCCAACATTGAAGGAGCAGGTATGACCGATGACGACGATATTCAGGAATACGTGCGCCCTTGGATAGAACTGACGGATCACGAGATTGAAATGATTTATGCGGTCACTATAAAAATCCGCAAAAAGGACATCATGCCCGGAGAGCAAAAAATGTTTGCAAGAACAATTCAAGAGTTTTTAAGGAAGAAAAACACATGAAAGAACTAAGCATATGGGAAAAGGCCATGGGTTGGCGTAAGCGCCAGATGGTCATTGAGCAGCTTGAAGAGGACCCATGGGTCTTGTCTACGCAGCGTAACTTGGTCATTGAAGAGGTGGCCAAGGAAATTGAGAAGATGAAAGCTTTTGGTCCTGACACAATAGACAGTTTTACTGTTTACATAAGGAATATGAAAACGTGAGCTTTACCAGTCATCACCTGCAGCTTGGTAGCAAGCAGCATGTCCATCAATTACAGCTTTGTAATAAATGCGAAGAGAAACGGCCACCGGAGGGTGGAATACAAATGAGTGCAGCAAGGTGGATTTGTGCTTGCTGTTGGACCAAACGAGTAACGACAAGGAATTTAAAAGAACATGCCAAGACCAAAACCACCCGAGCCACTACTAGGAAGACAAGTGAGGATGTCTGACAGACAGTGGATGATCCTGAACCAATTAGGCGGCGCGGAATGGCTGCGCAACCTGTTAGATAAAAAGGCACCGATGCCTAAGAAATATTATGAAGTCTTTAACAAATCAAAAGAAGCTGCACCCCCAAGAGCCACAAAAACCTTTGAGTCAAGAACAACTGATGGCGTGGTGGCCATTCGCAAGACTTGATCCAAAGTTCTTTCCTAAATCAACCCAACGCGAGCAATCGCAATATCAAGAAAGTCCAATATGAAAGCAACTAAACGTAAAGTCCCATCTAAAACCAAACGCGCTCAGGCGTTTATAGAGAGTAATCCTGCTGCAGCACCGAATGAGGTAGCTGTCCGGTTTGGGTTGAGCAAGCAGGCAATCTATGGCCTGCGCAACAAGATGAAAAGGGAAGGTTTTGTGTTCCCGAAGAAGTCTGAGCAGTTGGCCACACTTGCACCTGCACAGCAGAGCGCTGCCGGCAGCGCACCGCTTGAGATTGAAATGTTTGACTTCCCTGATGAAGTAGACGCAACCCTTGACGTTCGGGCCTTGGACTACGGCAAGTTTATCGAGGGCGCTGAAGTCATGCAGATGCTCAAACGTGTCGTTCAAAACGCATTAAGCAACCGTGACAAGGTCCTCGCGCACGATCAGGCCGAGGCCATGGACATGATCATCCACAAGATTGGCCGGATTATCAATGGCAATCCTGATGTGGTTGACCACTGGCTAGATATTGCCGGCTACGCCCAGTTGGTAGCGGACCGCCTCAACGGACGGATTAGGTAAGGACAAAAAGTCGATGACCCCCAATATATTGAAAGCGGTCAAAGATGTTTACACCGAAGGCGACCCAATGGATTACACATGGGTTGACCTTGGTGAATTTGACCATATGCCAGACGCTAAATACGATAAAGTGATGGATGCTATTCCTGATCTATTTCACTCTAATCCCGTTGATTTGATGCTGCCTTTTGAACAGATGGGCATAGTGAGGTTACCAAACAAAAAGGTGGCACCGCTTAGCATAACCATTGAGCGCACTGGAGGTGAGTTGATTGTGCGCTTGCGTGGGAAGGGTGGTGACTGCGGGGCAATACGCAGCACAGGCCAAGAGGAGTTTGTTTCTATGCCACCAAACGAAACAGCCGAGAGTTACATACAAACCTTGCGAGATAAAGGATTGGAGTGTTCCACGGAAGGCTTTACTCCTGAGCGGTATGTATTTCAAATATGGAGTTCGATGGTCAGCCATCTTTACGCAGAGTACATGCGCAGGGCCATGGATATGCACGAGAAAACCCGTGTGTACAAACCCATCGCATCGCCGTCCAACAGTAAGCGTATCCGCAGAGGCAAGCAGCCCTTGTTCGAGTGGAAAGTTATTGATGTGACTGCTAAACCTGAAGACCACGACATTGTGGCAACGGGCAACGGGCGTAACAGCCCACGACAACACAAGAGACGCGGACACTTCCGGCAGTACAGGGATGGCCGCAGGTCTTGGATACCTGAAGCCTTAGTGGGCAAGATTGAGTTTGGGTATATTTATCACAGTTATACAGCTACACAACAAAAGAAAGAATAGTTACTTTGCTTCTCCCCAGCTTGGTCCGACTTCCACATCGCACCGACTGGGGACTTGCATGTTGACGCACGTTGCCATGATCTCTGCAGCACGCTGCGCTTCTTCCTTTGTCTTGACGCTCAATGCCAGTTCATCGTGGACCTGCAGCATGGGCATGATCCCCTCCCGAGCTAACGCAACCATTGCTGCCTTTGTCTGGTCGGCGGCTGACCCTTGGATAAGGCGGTTCAAGCCCTTGTAAGTGCCTGCGCGCTTTATCCGTTGGCCGTATTCAATGACTGCTTGCTCACGTGGGAGAGCTTTGTTCACGCCCCACTCCATCGGCTCCCAAAGTGGGAACCGGCACTTGCGGCCAAGAAGGGTGCGAATCGATCCGCCTGATGCGGGATGCTCGATCCGTTTCATGACGGCGTTCACCG